ACAAGAAGCTGCAGGGGCTACTAATGAAGTTAAGGTGGCTGAGGCTGAGGCAAGAAAGAGAATTGTATCTGCAGAAGCTGAAGCTAAAGCTAATAGTCTTAGAACACAAGCATTGACGCCTGCTGTACTTGAGAAAGCTTGGATTGATAAATGGGATGGGCATTTACCTGTCTATGGTCAAGTACCACAGCTCTTTAGAGATATTACAAAATAAGTTTAACTAAATTATTAAATATGAAGGATTCTAAATTTTACTTTGGGGGATTTTACTTCCTTCTTGGTGCATTTGTAAGTAGCATTATCATTTCTATATTCTTTTTATGCTATATAGCTAAAGAAATAGAACCAATGGTCAAGAAGAGTGATAATATAGGCATAATGGCAGATACTATCACTAATAAAGTTAAAGTAGATTCTAGCAAAGTAACTTTAAATGACAAATCCTTATTACAAGAAATACAGGCTAAGGGTATAGCACATCCTAAAATTGTGCTTGCCCAAGCTAAATTAGAAACAGGTAACTATACTAGTAAGGTGTGTATGACTCATAATAACTTATTTGGTCTTAGAAAACCAGATGGTAGTTATTATAAGTTTAAACACTGGAAAGAGAGTGTAGAAGCCTATAGGGATTTTGTACAATATAAGTATAGACCTCCTAATAACTATTACCAGTTTCTTTCTGATATAGGTTATGCAGAGGATAAAGCTTATATAAAGAAAATTAAAGAAATAGTAAATCAAGTATGAATAAACGAGAAGAGATAAGGGAGAAGGTTCTTGGAACAAAAGCTCCTTTTGTATTGGCTGAGTTACCTACTAGCTTTGGTAAGTCTAAGATTGCTTTAGACACTATGGCTGATAGATGTAATCCTAATAGTAATATTCTTGTAGTGGTACCAAGGAATGTTCTTAAATCTAACTGGAAAGAGGAATTTAAGAAGTGGGGTTATGAAGACTTTTTAAGTCAGGTAACTTTTACTACTTATATGTCTTTTCCTAAGATGATAGGCCACTATGACTTTGTTATCTTTGATGAAGTACATCATCTTTCAGAGAGGTGTAGAGAGTCTTTAGAAGACTTTAATATTGACAATGCTGTACTTCTTTCAGCTACTGTAAGTAGGGATATGAAATCCATACTTCATATATGTTTTAAGGAGTTATATCCTATTAAAGTTAAAGTTAAAGAAGCAACTGAAAAAGGTATATTACCTGACCCAAGAGTATTCCTTATCCCTCTTTCTCTTGATAATACTTATGAAAATCAGGTTATAATTAAAAATAAAAGTAAGGGTAATTCTATAAAGATACCTTATAAGAAAAGGTGGGATTATAAAGGGGTAAAGAATAGACAAATAATCATTACTTGTACACAAAAGCAGTACTATGATGATATGAGTTCTATGATTGCTTGGTGTAAACAAAGAATGTTTAATACCACTTTTAAAAACATGTTCCTTAAAAGAAGTGGAGATAGGCTGAAATGGTTGAGTGAGCAGAAGACAGCCTATATTAAATCCCTTCTTGACCTACTACATAAGGAGAGGACATTGACTTTTTGTAATGGTATTCCCCAAACAGAAGCTCTTGGTAAATACTGCGTTAATAGTAAGAATAAAAAGTCTACTATGTTTATTGAAGACTTTAATGATGGTAAAATAGGTCATATCACGGCTTGTAATATGCTTGATGAAGGTGTTAATCTTGTGAATTGTAGAGTAGGCATTTATGCTTCACTCAATAGTTCAGATAGGATGATTAAGCAGAAGTTAGGTAGATTATTAAGACATAAAGACCCTATTATTATAATTCCTTACTTTAAGAATACTAGAGATGAGGAAATTGTGCAGGAAATGTGTAAAGATTATAACCCTGGTTTAATAAAGGTAATAACAAATTTAACAGAATTAAAACTATGAACAGAAAAGAAAGGCGATTTGAGGGTCTTAAAAAACGTCACTTTGTTGTGGAGACCTCTAAGAACTATTATGAGCAGCCAAAGACAGACAAACATGGTGAAATAATTGTGTGTGTGCTTACAGCAGCTTTGCCATTAAGAGAAATTATGTTGGGAGCTTTAGTTCCTAAAGTTCTTAACAAAGTAACTAAAGCTTTCCCAGAGGTAGAATTCAACTTTAATCCTAATGCAGAGGCTTTTATTGTGTCTGCAAATGGTAAAGCAATTTGCTCTGAAGAGGATGTCTTTGATAAAACTACTGGAGAAAATATAGCTTATGCTAAGGCTCAAGGTAAAATCTACAGTGTATGTTCAAGAATTGTTAAGATAATTAAAGAAATTTATCTTGATATGGCTGAACATAATCAGAATGTAGAAGATTTCTTGAAGATGTCTGCTGATAGAGAAAAGTCTTATGTAAAAAATAAATAGACTTATGAAATTTGTTATAGACTCTGATGTAATTGCCAAGGATAATGTTACCATTCAAGAGTTTTCTGTACTTCTGTACTATATAGCAGGTGGAGTAGGTGTATTAAATGAGTCTATATGTAATTCTTTATGGAATAGAGGATTCCTTATAAAAGACATAGAGGGTTATGTATTGGATAATAATAAGATTAGTCTTATTGAAAGTTGGGTTGCTCAGAGTAGTGTGATGCCCTCTACAAAAAACAGATTGGAGGCTCTTGCAAGTAAACTTAGGGATTTATACCCCTCAGGAAAGAAAGCTGGTACAAATTATTATTGGAAGGATAGTGTTGCTTTGATAAGTCAAAGACTTGCTATGTTCTTTAAGAAATTTGGTGAAGAAGTTACTGATGAGCAGATAATCCAAGCTACCAAAGGATATGTAGAATCTTTTAATGGTAATTATCAGTATATGCAACTTTTGAAGTACTTCATATATAAGAGAGGAGTTGAGAAAGGAGAAGAAACTTCTCAGCTTTTAAGTTATATAGAGAATAATGGACAAGTAGATGCCAATGATAGTTGGATGGATAATGTTAGGTAAGTATGAGTGAGTTAAGAAAAAAAGTTATTAATAAAATAAAGGAAAGAAGACAAAGGATTCTTGATGGTAATGTTAATAGTATTCCCTCTCCCTTTGAAAGATTTTCTAATGACTTTATTGGTTTAGAGCAAAGCACATACTACATCCTCACTTCTTATACTAAAGGGGGCAAGTCTCAATTATGCTCTTATCTTTTATATGAAGCTTTGATGTTTCAATATAGCAGTAAGGTGGATATAAACATTCATATACTATACTTTAATCTTGAGGAAACTAAAGAAAAGGTATTAGCTAGATTTATGTCTTGGTTACTATTTGAATATACCAATGGTAAGTACAGAGTTAGTCCCAGAGACCTTATGTCTTCAAAAAATGATAGCCCATTACCTCAAGAGGTATTAGATATCTTAGAAGAGGAAGAGTTTACAAAGATGGTTGACTTCTTTGAAGAGCATATAGAGTTTCCAGGAGAGACTAATCCAACAGGTATTTATAAAGCTTGTAGGCAATATGCTGAAGCTCATGGTACAGTATATAAAAAGCCATCTAAGTATAAAGATGATAAAGGTGTTCTACATGATGTTGAAGTGTTTGATTACTATGAACCAAATAACCCAAATGAATATGTGTTCCCAGTAATTGATACCATCAATATTATAGACCTTGAAAGAGGATTTACTAAGAAACAAGCTATAGATAAACTTAGTGAATACTTTGTCTTACTTAGAAATAACTATGGTCATTCTCCTATTGTTATCCAACAGCAGAACACAGACAATGAATCTATTGATGCTCAAAAGTTTAATAGAACAAGGCCTACTCCAGCAGGCTTAGGAGATAGTAAGTACACTGCACATGACTGTAATATAATGCTTGGCATTTATAGTCCTTATAAATTTGGACTTAAAGAGTATATTGGGTACCCAATAGACACTTTGAAGGACCATTTTAGGACATTAGAAGTGTGTATCAATAGAGATGGTGAACTTGGAGGATTGATAGGAATGTTCTTTGATGGTGCTATCTCAAATTGGTATGAAATGCCAAAACCTGATAATACTTCAGGTATGGGTAGAGTGTATGCTCATCTTAGGAAGATAAATGGGGAAACTAATACAGCTTTGACCTCCTATGGAGTGTCTCAGAAGAAGAAAAGTTGTAGTATAATTAAGAAAATAATTAAAGGCTTGCATATATAAGTTAATAATTATAATTTTGCAATCCCTTTTCAGAAAGAAAAAAAAATGGCAAATTGTGTAATTGTTATGGGTAAGTCAGGTACTGGTAAATCTACTAGTATCAAAGGACTTGACTCTAAAGAAACTGTAGTAATGAACTTACTTGGTAAGAAACTTCCTTTTAAGGGAAGTAAAGCTCTTTATAATTTAAAGAATAAAAATCTTACTCAAGTGGGGGATTACAATGAGATTATAGCTAATCTTAAGGGCATTAATGAACATGGTATTCATATTAAGAACATTGTTATAGATGATGCTATCTACGTGATGAGAAAAGAGTATTTCAAGAGAGCTAAGGAGACTGGATATGCAAAATATACAGAATTAGCTCAGCACTTTCAACAGATTATAGCTACTTGTGAACAGATGAGAGAAGATATTAATGTCTTCTTTATGTTACACACAGAAGAAATAGTATCTGATAATACTATTGTAGGCTATAAAGTAGCTACTATTGGTAAGTTACTTGATACTCAATATTCACCTGTAGAAGTAGTACCCATGGTTCTGTTCTCAGACATTAAATATGATGATAAAGGAGTAGCAACATATGGCTTTTACACTCATAGAAGTATGAATGGAAGCGTTGAAATTCCTGCTAAATCTCCTGATGGTATGTTTGAGCAAGACTTTATTCCTAATGACCTTGGGGTTGTAGTTAAAGCTATGAATGGGTATTATGAATAGGAGTGAATTTATTCGTTTTCTAACTCTTTATAATAATAAGAGTTTAGATACGAATATTGCTGAAAATTTCCTTATTAACTATTGTATTGAAAGAGGTAAGAAGTATGACAGAAAAATGGAAAAGTTTGTTACTTTTGCCATAATGTATAATAGTCCTCATTTAGCTTATGCAGTACAATGGTATAAAATTAAATTTCAAATAAATGAATTATTTAAAGTCTTTCCCAATGGGGTAAGGCAACTTATTTTAATATATTAAAGTATTCTAAAAATTATGGCAAAGAAAGAATTTTCTAAATTTCTTATTGCAACTGTGAAGAGAACTGCACAGAATGTTTATCCACTAGTAAGGCAGAAAGCCAAACTTATTAAGACTATTGAGGAAGCTAAGGCAGAGCTTGACTCTATCCAGATTCAGATTGATGGTTTTGAAGCTCCTATCAAAGAAGCAACAGGTGGTTATGGTACTGAAGACCTTGTAGTTAGAGAGGTAACTTCTACAGGTAAGTTTGACAAGAATGGTAAAGAGTTAAAGACCACTTCTTACAGGCTTAAGTACCCTGAGACACTTGTTCCAGAGGTTGATGAAAATCCATCTGTAGATGGTATTGCAGATGGCATTGTAGAGGGTGTTGATGGTCAGGAAGGGGTTTATAATGAACTTCCAGAGTCTAATGTAAATAATGTAACAGAATAAGGAGGATAAACTTATGGCATTTGGAAAAGGTAATGAAAGCACTGAAGGTGCTAAAGTAGTAAGATATACAGGTGTAGCTTCAGTGTATGTAAAGTGTGTTAATCCTTCAAAGGATGAGTTAGAAAAGTTTTATGGAAGAGACATAGAAAATGCACCAGAGTATATTGGTGAAATTGATGTCAATGGTACTAAAGTACCTCAAGTAAGACTTGATTTCATGGTAGTAGCTGACCCTGAGAAATATACTGATGAAGAAGGTAAGCCTATTGACTTTAAGACAAGAGTATCTTTGTTCTTGAGAAAAGAGTTTAGGCTTAGTTCTGCTGGTAAGTATCAAGTAATTGATAAATATGGCAGAACAGCTTGGGCTACTGAGGAAGAGATAGCTGCTAAGCAAATTCCTGTATATAGTAATGGTAAGGCAGCTAACATTGATGCTAGTTATAGGAAGGCTTATTATGGTGAGGAAGAGCTTATTAAGTTCTTGATTGCTTATTTGAATATTCCTTCTTGTCAGAAGTATGTTAATGGTGAGTGGGTAATGCTTGATGCTAACAAGCTTGCTGATTGTGAAGCAAGCCTTGAGCATATTGAAGATTACTTTAAGGGTAATTTCAAAGAGCTTTCTGATATTCTTGCTCTCCAGCCTAATAATAAGGTAAAAGTATTATTTGGTGTAAGAAATACTGATGATGGTAAGCAATATCAGACTGCATATACAAGAATGTTCCTTAAGAACAATGTAACTGACTATAGTAGGATTGATAAAGACTTACAGGAAGCTAAGAATAATGGAGCTATGCCTACATCAGAATTTGAAGTAACAGATTTACATGAGTATGTAGTTACTCCTACTAATTTTAATGATAATGATGCTCCTTTCCCTCCTACAAGTAGTGCAGCTACTCCTTGGGGGTAAACAAAGTAACAATTAAATAAAAATGGCATTTAGTACTGGTAAAAACTCTATTAGTTTAGCAGAAATACAATCAAAAGTAAGTGAAGCTGAACTTGCTTCTTTATATTTAGGGGTATATGAAATACCTTGTATTATATCAAGTCCTCTAAGAAGGGACAGAAAACCATCATTTGGATTATATAGTAATGATGGTAAGAGAATTTACTGGGTAGATCTAGCTACAAAAGATAGAGGGGGTATATATGACCTCCTTGGTCTTATGTGGTGTTGTTCTTTTAAAGAAGTTCTATCTAAAATTGATAAAGATATACATAAATTCTCTAAAAGTGCTACTATTAGTAATTATGTTCCTTGTACTATCAAGGATGTTGCTACTTACAATAGTTATAGTAAACTAGAATGTAAAGTTAGAGAATGGAGACAGTATGATATAGACTATTGGGCATCCTATGGAATTTCAATAGACTGGTTAAAATATGCTGAGGTATATCCTATTAGTCATAAGATAATAACTAATGAGAAAGGCAGATTTGTACTAAGTGCTGATAAATATGCTTATGCTTATGTTGAGCATAAGGAAGGAGAAGTTACTTTGAAAATATATCAACCATTTAATAAGAATGGTTATAAATGGGCTAATAAACATGATAGAAGTGTTATTAGTCTATGGACTAAAGTTCCTGAATATGGTGACAAAGTGGTCATTTGTTCATCATTAAAGGACGCCCTTTGCTTATGGGCAAATACAGGTATTCCTGCTTTGGCTGTACAGGGAGAGGGCTACAATATGAGTGATACTGCAATATCAGAATTGAAAAGAAGATTTAAAAATGTATATATTCTTTTTGATAATGACAAAGCTGGTTTAGAAGATGGAATTAAACTGTCTAAGCAAACTGGTTTTAGTAATGTAGTTTTACCCAAATTTGAAGGAGGTAAAGACATATCTGATATGTATAAGAGTTTTGGTAAAGAGTACTTTGTAAGTACTGTTCTATCTTTGTTTGATAATTATGACAAAGATAATGACCCTTATGCTTTACCCTTCTAGACCAATTAGTTTTCTTATTAATTATAATTTATAAAAAAAAAAAACAATGAGTACAAAGAAATTTACGGTGATTGACACCAGAACAATGCAGAAGAAATCATTTGATTCACAGGCAACAACAGTAGCTGAACTTAAAGCTGACTTGAGAAGGCTTGGTATTAGTACTGATGGCATGGTTATTCAGGAAGGTCTTACTAAGACTGAGCTTAAGTTTGATACAGCTCTTCTTCCCCATGATGTACCTTACAAGGGAGGTACTACTAATAACTTAGTATTCAGACTCACTCAGGCAGAGAAGAAGATTAAATCTGGAGCTGAAATGAATAGAAAAGAGGCTTATGCTAAGGTAAAGGAGCTTGGTCTTGCAGAGACTATTGCTAAGAAGTATGGTAAGAACTTTACTATGTGTAAAACTACTGAATTAATTACAGAGATTGAGGCAGTAGGTAACAAGAAGGTAGATCCAGCTAAAAAGGCTCCTAAAAAGGAAAATAAACCTAAAGCAACTGTTGCAAGTGAGGATAAGGCTGTACAAGCTATTACTTTACTTACAAACAAGCTTGTAAATAATGGTATTCTCTCTCCTGCTGAGGGTACTGAAGTAGTAGATGTACTTGGCACTACTCTGAATGTTGAGGAGGGTAACTACTCAATGGAAGAGTTAGACAGTATGTTTGAAGATATGTAATAACAAAGGGCAGGGGATGTAATATCTCCTGCCTTTTTTTTTACTGTATAATATGACAGAAGAAGTAAGAAATAAATTACGTGAGTTCTTTGAAGCACGGCTTGAAGAATCAAGAGCATTCTATGCTGTTGTTAGGGATTATTTTACAGAAAGGTTAACCGATTTACAATTACCTACTTTTCAAGAATTTGAAGAAGGATTAAGTAATTATAGTTTAGGTATTTTCATTAGAGAAGCTTCTGGTAGTAATGAGTATGGCAGTTATTCTATAGATAGAGACTATTATATATCTCATAAAGATAGTCCTTTTTTAGATAGCATTACTGATGTAGCTATCATTGACTTTTGCACCCAAGCACTTATTAATAGTATGCCTGATGCTATTATTCTTATTAAATTTCCTGAAGTAAAGGTTACTAATGAATATGATAAAAGTATAAATATTCAAGACCTATATGTAAGACTACTTGTTAGAGGTAATAAGATGCAAGGCTGCTTCAAGATGATTAGAACTACTTATGATATAGTACAATGGCTATCTTGTTATTCTCACTCTCATATGCCAAGAGTAGATAACTCTACAATTCCTCATTGGGTCTATCCTTGTCTTGGAACTGGCCCACTAAATAGTACTTTGAACAATCTTACCCGAAGATATGATGAGGAATTTTTAGGATTATTCTGTCTTGAACTTTCTAAGTATGTTACTGTCGAGTCCTTAAGTGGTGTGCCTTATATAAGATTAGAGACTGTAGGTGCTAGTTATGAGTCTTATGTATCTCCTGAAGAATATAGAGGGAGTTGGAATCCTGGAGGAACTGTCCCAATTGAGGAGTTTATTAAATATTTTATAGAAAATACTCCTATAAAATTTTCCTATGTGAATGGCAATTATGCCTTAGGAGAACCATTATTAGACTTTTGGATTAAAGTGAGTAACTGCTTTATTAAGTGGTATAATGATATGTACAAGCAAGGTAGAATTAATTCTACATTATCAACATTGGAACAAGCATATATTGTTAGGTATTTTATAATATCAGAAGGTAAAGCTTGTACTCCATTGCATAATACCTCTTTAGAAACTATTGAGTATATTAATCATTCTGATTTATTTGTCTTTAAAGGAGTTATGCAAAAGCTTAATATAGAAGGTACTAATAGTTTTCATCAAAATAAGTCTATATTATTATCAAAGAAAGGCTGTGAGTATATTTTAACTTGTATTCTAAAATTAATAAATTATAAATATGGCAGAACAAGCAAAGAAGAAGCTAAATTTAATAAAAAATGCTTCTACCTTTAAATTAATTATACCTCAAGAAGTTGAGGCAAAGATAAGACACCTGTGTAATAGAGTACATGAGGTAGAATGGTCAGGTACTTTATTTTACAAAGTAGAAGGGTCTTTAAGTGATAATTCATTAGTTGCTACTTGTGTAGATGTATTTGTTATGGATATAGGCACAGGCACTTATACTGAATATAATGAAGCTCCTGATGTGGTATCTTATATGTGCAACCATCCAGAGTTACTTGAAGATGGAATATTTGAAGGATTAATCCATAGTCACAATAATATGGCTACTTTCTTTAGTGGTACAGATACTAACACTTTAATTGAAGAAGGTGCTAACGCTAATCATTTCTTATCTTTAATAGTAAATAATGCAGGTAAATATACAGCAGGTATTACTAGAAAGGTGGTTGGAGACATTGAAGCTAAAGCTCATATTACTTATACAAAAAACATTTATTATGACTCATTCGGTAATAACAGAGTAGTATTAGAAGATAATATTATATCTGAGGCTGACAAAGAAGAGACAAAAGTTGTTGAGTATATAGAGTGGTTTGAAGCTGAGATTGACAAGGCAGAGGTATCTAACAACTTTGATGATATAGATGCTAGACTTTCTGAAATAAAGGCTAATAAAGTTAAGAGTAGAACTACTGGTATTTATAAGGGTAACAGTTATAGTAGCAATATTTCTAAAGCTCTATATAACTCATATAGTACAAAATTTGATACTGTAAATGATAAAGTTGCAAACTCTTATACTGTGCCTACCCCTATTAAAAACAGAATAACAGGTTCAGAGAGTTTGAGTAATAAAGAAAATCGAGAACCTAAACAGCTTAATCTTTTTGAAAATGTTAATAAAGATATTGAAGAAGATACTGAGGAGATTTCTTTATGTATGCAGGAGCACTTTGATGAAGATTTATTAAATACTATTGCCACTCAACTTCTCACTGGTAGCATAATTATTGACCCTAAGAATATTGAGTTAGAGAAATGGGTTGAGACAATGGATGAAGTCTACGAAAGAAAGTTTGGCCCTCTTGGCTTTGATGGTAAAAGTAATTATGAGATTACTTGTAATCTAGAAAGATTAGAATCTTGGATTGAATCATTTGTAGAATTTCTTGTATATACAAGGGATGAGGATCTTCTTGAAAGATTAAATGAGGATATTTATGCTAATACTATTTTTGATGAGTCAGACACTGCTGAAGTATGTGCCTATGACTTATATTGGATGTTAAACGAACTCCCTGAAAGTAAGGTAAAAGACCTTATGATGGAGCAATTAAAACTATATATACCAAATGACATATTTAAGTATTGATGCTATATTATCTCTGTCTAATGCCCAAATTAGTGAGTATTCAAGAGCACTTGTTGTTGATGGCCATAGTACTGAAATAGAAACATATCTTCCTGCTATAGCAAGAAACACTTATTTCTTTTCAGATGGTTTAGTACTATCTTATATAGGCTATTTTCTTATAAAAAACTATGAGAATATTTCATATTCTTTCTATACCACTAAATTCTGTAGTGAAGATGATCTTATTATTCTTACATATACATTTAATGGGGTATCCTATTCAATTGCTGTACCAAAGACCTTCAAAGAATTTTTTGAACAAGATGCAGTTATGATAGAAAGTGGGGAACAAGTTGTTATAGAAGATGTGACTTCTCTTGAATATGCCCTTAGTCATCTTGAAGGTAATGAAAGAGTGCAGGTATCAACTTATTTAGCAAAAATAGGAGTTAGAGCACCTGAAAGGAGTGCTATCCCTGTTAATTCTGATAGCTTACTCCAAGATGAGACTACATCAAGGTTTAGTTCTGCTGTATGGTTCAATGAAATACAAGAGAAAGTAGTTATTCTTGCTGGTGTAGGAGGAATTGGTAGCTATGTAGGTTTCTTACTTGCTAGGATGAAACCTAAGTCATTGTTTATTTATGATGATGATGCAGTAGAGTTTGCTAATATGTCTGGGCAGCTATATAGTAAAGAAGATGTAGGAAAGAAGAAGGTAGATGCTCTTGCTGATATGGTAAGTAGATATGCTATGTATGATAGTGTTTTTGCTATAGCAGAGAGATTTACTAATGACTGTGGAGCTTCTGATATTATGATATGTGGCTTTGATAACATGGAAGCTAGAAAAACTTTCTTTAATAAGTGGCTTAGCCATGTAAACAGTAAAAGTGAGGATGATAGAAAGCATTGCTTATTTATAGATGGTAGACTTGCAGCTGAAGAACTGCAGGTATTCTGTATTCAAGGGGATGACTCATATAATATCAATAATTACTGTGAGAATTTCTTATTCAGTGATGAAGAAGCAGATGCTACTATCTGTTCTTATAAGCAAACTACCTTTATGGCTAATATGATAGGTAGTATTATTGTTAATCTCTTTACTAACTTTGTTGCTAATGAGGTAGTTGATGGTCTTAGAGATTTACCTTTTATGACAAGTTATGAGGCTGAAAGTATGATGTTTAAAACTGAGAACTAATGGATATGATACTTGAATTTATCAGAAGGTCTTTTACCTATAGCTATTCTCCTGTTCCTATACCAGATAATAGATACAGTAATTTTGTGTCTAAGGATTGTTTTCAACATCTAATTTCTGTTGATATTTCAGAGGATATAATGGAAGTGCCAGTTATTTTAAAAGGAGTAGCTATAAAGGCTAAATCTGAGAACTGTTCAGAAATATGTTTCCCAATTATAAATAATAATATGCCACCTGTTATCAGGAGAAGAACTATTAGCCCGATTATAAGAGATTTTCTTAGTAGTCAGCGGCTTAGTTTTCAAGCTATTATTACTTCAAAAGGGGAAAGATACTATGGTTGCCCTGGAATTATATTAGATCAGGATTACAATCCTTTGATAGTTCTTACTTATGTTATTTCCAAGGAAGCAGTAATTAGTTATAGATGTAAAATAAGTAATATTGTGTTTGCTCATCAAGATAAACTTATTGAGAAAACTATATTTAAGAAATTCCTACCTACACTAGCTACTGAATTCGCTAATACTGAGTCTAAGTTTGATGGGGTATTTATTGGAGATTTTAATTTAGTTATAAAACCTTCTGTTCCTAGTCCTAATAAGGATATAAATGAGGATATTAATAAGTTTCTTATAGAGAATATAGAAGAAATAATATGACTTTAGAAGAGTATTTTGGTGATTGGGTAAAGGTAATTGATAAGCCATTGCTAAATAAAACTATTAATACTCTTAATATTCTTTATTCTAAGAAGAGTATAATGCCTAAGTATAATAATATATTTAAGGCATTTACTCTTACTAGTTTAAGTAATCTTAAAGTTGTATTTATAGGTCAAGACCCTTATCCACAAAAAGATGTGGCAACAGGTTTGTTATTTGGAAATAAATGTGTACCTTTGTCCCCTTCTTTAGAGGTAATTAAGGAAGCAGCTATTAATTATGAGTTACCACATAACCCATATACATTTGATATTACTCTTGAATCTTGGGCTAAACAAGGTATTCTTATGATTAATTCTGCTCTTACTGTAGAAGTCAACAAAGTTGGTAGTCATACTATGCTTTGGAGACCTTTTATAGCT